GAGCTTTCCACTCAACCATGCTTTCAAGCTTACCAGCCTCTTCTCTAACAAGAGTTTTTTGCATTTCAGCAATCTTGATCATGTTAGCACGCTCTTCTTCGTCTTGAAATAGTTGAACAATAGCGAGAATAGAAGCATTTTCTTTCTGTCTAGCATTAATGCGTCCCGATCTATCGCCTTGAAGCTTTTTGATAAGACTTTCGACGCGACCTTCGCACTGATGGTACTCACCGCTCTTAGCTTTAATGATTTCAGCAAGACGAATACTCATTTCATTCTGCTCTTGAGTATCTTCAAACATTTTATTGAGTTTGTCTAAGTGTCTTGAAGTAGTTTCTAAGTTAATGATTTCTTTGCACACGTTCATGTACAAATTAACTTCATCAGCAGTAAGGTCTGGCTTATCCCAAGTCATTCTAATGAACTCTTCTTCAAAGATATTGCGATCTTCTTGTGATGTGTAACAATTAATGATCTTTTGAAACCGCGAGTTAGCTAAATTGATAGTGAGCTTCTCAATACAGAATTTATGTTGGCGGTTTAATTTTTCTTTATTGATCTTTTCGCCAGTAGCTTGATTGATTTTGTTGATAACACGCTCAACAGAACGCGGAACTAAGTACTTTAAACCAATAGCGCTTTCGGATTCGGGTTGACCTTCTACATTTGCCGTTCTAACGAAGTTTGCCACAGCTCTTTGCTCAACTCCAAGGTTAACGATCCTACGATCAGGGAAAATAAGCTCTGCAATCCTTACCGCAGACAGTCCAATAGCTGTTTGATCAATGATAAACTCTTTTTGAGATTCTGTGAACTCAATGTCTGCTGCTTTTTCGTACTTCGACGTTTTATAATTGATTTTATTGCTCGCCAAGAACGATCTGATCGCAATGCCTTGTTTAGATCGGCCATCGAGCTTCTCGTTGCCAAAGAATTTGCGCGTGATAGTATTTAAATCAGGAAATTGCTTGGCTAAATCTTTAATCTGTTCCGCTTCTTGGTTAGTAAACGAAATATCTGTTGGTTCTTCTTTAGCTTCCACTTAAAATGTCCTCCGATTGTAAAATTTTTAAAGCTACTTGACGAAATAGCTTCTTAAGATTTTTGATTTGTTTATATCCAGCCTTCTTACCCTTTTCGTTCGTCTTGTAGCCCATTTCTGCTGCGACCTTCTCCTCATCTACACCGTCAACGAAAAGCCTTGTATAGACTCTGTATTGCTTAGGAGCAAGATACAAGCGCATCTCTTCGTGAAGACGCGCCGCACTAGATAAAATGTCGAAATTCTGATCACGCATTGAATGAACAGCGTCAACGTGACCTTCAATAGATACGCAGAGCTTAACATCATATGCACTCTTCTTTGTTTTCTCCCATTTCCTGTACAACGGGCACTCAGAACACTGTCTTCCGCTTGGCGTGATAGAGCAAGCTGGTGGTTCGTTACCTTGATTAAACTTACAGCCCAAACATGGGCGAGTATAATTAGAATAGTTGTTACGAAGTAAGTTCTTGATCTGATTAGAAGTGATTCTAGCTACCCAAGGTTCAAGTGGACGATCTTGTTTCCACATATGCCACTTCTTTGAGATGTGAAAGCGCACAATCTGCGCGACATCTTCATAATCCATCCAACAAATCGCTTTGAGCTGCCAGATATATCTGTGCTTCTCAATGATTTTATCTATTACATCCTTCTTATCGTCGTAAGTTATTTTACCCAGCTTTTGAGCTTCCATATTTTTCAGGAGATAGGCCATCAATACCATCAGAGCGCTTTGCTTTAAACTTTCTAGCTTGCGCTTGCATGGGATTCCGTTGAAGCTCTTCTAGGCTGAAGGATTTAAATCCTCCCTCCATTGCGATTTCAACGTCTAACGACTCTATGTGTGGAAGCTCCTCAATGTCCGAAGAATCTTCGTCATCGTCTTCTACTTGCGAACTGCGAATAGCAGTTGGTTTCTGCTGTGCTTTTACTGTTGGCTGTTGAACAGCTTTTGAGTTAAAGGGATTGCCGCATTTTGAGCAAAAGTTTGGTGCAAATCCAACATACTCATGCTTTGCGCCGCACGATGAACAGAAAGTGATAGCCATAATTATTATTTAGATATGCGGTCAACCTTATCGTTAAGATTTTCCAGCTTTACTAATATCTTAGTTATATCTTTCTGAATTTCAACCATTTTGTCCGTATTAACTGGCTTACCCTCATCATCTACTATCTTAGAAAGGCGTCGAGAAATACTTTTTACTTCTGTATTAACATACGATATCTGCTCTGCCTGAACCTTCATCTCCACAGCAACAGGATTAAAGTCATCCTTCTTTACGTACGTTGTATTTAAATAATACAGCGTACAGGCGATCAAAATTCCGCCAAATACTTTAATAATATTTGCCCAACTATTCAACTGAGACGTTTTTGACGCTGCGCTGCTCATCTTTTATTCTATAACGGAGATTAATGTTGTTAATCTTCTTTACAACAAATTTTAAGATTTCGCTTCTTTTAATATCTTCTTCGGAGAACTCGAAAGTATAGATTCCTTTCTCCATGCAGTCTTCTCCAGTGAAAAGATCGAAGAAATCGAGGAAACCATTCTTAACTTTAATGTCCGATTGCATAAAATCTCCGCATAAAAAGATTTTTGTGCCTTCTCCAATTCTAGTTAAGAGAGTTGTAATCTCTTTAGCTGTAAAGTTTTGCACTTCGTCAGCAATAATAATTTTATCAGTGAATGTGCTGCCTCTTAGGAAGTTTACTGGTACTGCGGTAAGTCTTCCGTCATCCTTAAGACGATGAGCATCAGTAGATTCAATAATTTCGTGAACTTTATCCTCAAGAGGAATCAGGTAAGGCGCGAATTTGTCGCCAACTGTTCCGGGCAGTGCGCCTAGAGACTTTTCTCCACTCTCTGCGATTGTTCTAATGTAAATAATTTCTTTGTCATTGTTACTAATGAGGTTTAACGCTGCGTAAACAGCCATAAATGTCTTTGATGTTCCCGCTGGTCCAGCGATGAAAGAGATTTTGGTCTGCTCGTTTAAAAGTATTTTTAATAAGTCTTGTTGCTGATCTGAAAACTTAAATTTTCTTTCTTTAAATTTGATTTCTTGTTTTAGTTGCGGAATTGTGATTCCCGCAGGTTTGGTTTTCTTATTCTTAGGGGCTTTTTTTGCCATAAAGTGTTAAACCATCTCTTCAATAATCTGCAATCCTCCTTTAGCGACTCCGTTGGAATCAACAGAGAGGGTTTGATTAGATAAAACGCCAGCTACCGAAAAAACAGTAGCATCTGACATCGTGATGGTGCAGGTTACTGTCGTGTTTGGTTGATAATCCGCTAGCCAGTCTGCATTACTCAGTCCATTTACTTGCAAGGACTTTGTAACTTTAGAAACGCTAACTTTTTCAGGGTATTCCGAGCCAATTATGAAATTTGGAACTCTATCGACTTGAATATCGAAAGAAATATTCTCATATTGCGAAATTGGAGTGTGGGAAAAATTTGGAGCAGTGAATTGAACTGTTGTTGCTCTTAAAGGCGATAATAAAGTAATGCCGCTGCCAGTGGTGGCTTGCTGCTCCGAATGAACGTAGATTCCAGAGCCAGTTGCTAGTCCGTAAGAGTCAAATTGCAGCGCCGCAGATGCAACTTTCCACGGTTCAAATGATGCGGAGAAACTTTTCAAATAACACTTGTTAAATTGGTAATCTGGAACTTTAATCAGCGAACCAGTAATCGAATCTCCAGTTAAATTGATAATTTTGTTGATTTCTCCAGAAATCAAAAGAACATTCGCGGAAATGCTTGAACTTTTTGGGCCAGTCTGGATATAGTAGTCCATTTGCTGACCAATTCTTCTAACTCTTTTTAAACTAGTTGTATTTGATGCGCTTAAACTAGTTGCATATAAGATGTTGTCAGTGGCGCTATCAGCGTTAGTAAAATACGCTCTGATTTTATCGTAAGTAACGTAAGCCATCTGATTATTTTACACTTTTTTTGAACTGTTTAAGATCAGCGTCGTCAATCATTGCGAGTCGTTTCAAGAACTTGACATTCTCTAGTTTTACGTTCTGCATAACCAAACGACTGCCGCCAGTGATGATTCCTTCTTCGTTAACATCGTAGATAAATAAGGTTGTTGACATTAAACCGATTCTCACGATTCTTGCTGGGCTTTTTGTGCCATCCCAAAACATCAAAACATCATCTTCTTTCAATCCAGATGTCATTTTAAAGATAATGCTCTTGACAATGTTGATAATAAATTCTTTAAACAGCAACGAAGCAACGCCCGCTACTAAAAGTACCGAATTTTGAGAAATAAAAGAATTCATCTGATCTTCCATACTATTTTTTACACTTTAACTGGAAAAACCACCTCTTGAACTACTATAACTTATGAACGGAAAAGGATCAAAACGTCGCCCATCATCTATTTCTTCCGACGAATTCGCGGACAGAATTGACCAAATCTTTAAAAAGAAAAATAAGGTGCAAGTGCCTGTTCTTCAAGACGAAGAAGGTTACTTTATTAAAATTTCAAAAAAAATGCTCAAAAAGGCTGGACTTAATGAAGGAGATAGTGTTGATTTAATTCCAACAGGAGACGGATACCTCGTTTCCAAAACTTTAAATAAATAATTTTATGGGAATGTTCGACACACTCGTAGTTAGCGACACTCTTCCTTACTCAGAGGAAATGATTTGCCTTGGCCTAAACTCAAATGACGGAGACTTTCAGACCAAAGACTTAATCAACTGCTTAGAAACTTATATTTTACAAGACAAAAAACTTTTTCTTAAAAAATACAAAGTAAATGAATACGTTCAACCAAAAGAATCAAATGATGGTTGGGCTTTCGGCCATATAGAAAGAAGCGGCGATTATCTTGAACAAATTATGTTTCACGGTAAGATTAATTTCTACACTTCTCACCAAGATGTTCTCGATGTTTGGGATACTTGGGAAGAATACGAAGCTACTTTCACAAATGGAGTTTGCGAAAACATCGTTTTGGTAAAATTCACTAAAGAGTCAAATAAAGAAAGAGTAGAAAGAGATAAAAAGTTCAAAGAAGAACTTATCAGAGATCATAACCTTTGGTACAATAAGTATATTTTTTATACTCTTCCTTATCGCAAGTTCTCTCAATATAAATATAAGTTTTTCACAGCAATCGCTAACTTTTTTCACAAAATCGCATGATCACAACCAATAAAGAAATCTACAAAGAAGATATTGCCGCCATGACCAATGCGGTCTATCAAGAACTCGCAAAACGCGACATTCATTTTAATTCTGTCGAAGAAGATGATGAATTTCACGATTTTTTAACGGCAACTCTTGACATTTGGTTTAATACTGATCACTCTAAGGAGTAATATGAAAAATTTAAAGTTAAATCAAGACTATTTAAAGTACCCAACAGCAGAAGATGTTTTGCGTGAAATTATTAATGATGATATGCTTGACGCAATAGCTGTGGCGAGTATTAAATTCCATCTCGGATGCGCCAAACAAAATGTAGATAGATATAAGTCGCAGAAAAATCTTGTAGCTTGGGAAAAAGAAGATATGGAATATTGCGAACTTCTTTTAGCGGCGTTTTCTCTTGTCGGAGATTACTACGGCATAGATACAGAGAATCCCAAGCAAAAACCTACCAAAAAAAATGCAAAACCAAAAACTAAAAATTCCAAAAAATCTTGAAGGTCACGTTTTGCGTTTGCAAAAAGAGATTGACCACCTTCATGAGAAGATAGAAGAAGAAATCGAAATGACTGCGCTTATCCTTGACATAAAAGACAAGGATTCGCCAGAATATAATATTCTTTGGGACTTTTTACAAAACGATTCAAGATGGATGATCGAATTTGAATGAAAATTATCTGCATATCTGACACACACAGTCTTCACGGACACATGAAGAACAAAATTCCAGATGGAGATATGATTATCCACTCTGGAGACTTCTGTAACCGTGGAGATTATTTTGAATGCGTCGAATTTTTTAATTGGTTTGGCACTTTGCCACACAAATACAAGCTTGCTATCGCTGGCAACCATGATATTTGGATGGAGAAGGCGAGCCGTTCTGAAATTAACGCAATCATACCACCGGGCATACATTACTTGCAAGACGAAGGTGTCACAATCGAAGGTTTGAACTTTTGGGGTTCTCCTGTTCAACCAGAGTTCTTTGATTGGGCGTTTAACCGCAAGCGCGGGTCAGTTATCCAGCAACATTGGGATTTGATTCCAAAAAATACTGATGTTTTAATTACCCACGGTCCAGCTATGAGCATCCTTGACAAAACTATTCAAGGCGCTCACGTTGGATGCGCCAATTTATTCACCACAATCACTGAACAACTTAAACTTAAGCTTCATGTCTTTGGTCATATTCACAATGGCTACGGCGTTGAGGTCAAAAACAACACAATGTTTGTTAATGCGGCTGTATGTGGCGAAGACTACAAACCTACCAATGTTCCAAGAATTATTCAACTCTAAAATTATGACCGCACAAGAATATATTTCACAAGGCAAAGAAAAAACAGAAAAGAAAGTATGGTTTTGGCCTACTAGCTGGTATGTTATGCCGTATGCTTTGTCTAGAGGAGAGTGGGATATTTACGATGCTT